AAACGCCCTCTTGATTGCCTGCGGATCGATGCGAAGCGCCATCTCTCGACTGAACCGCTCCATCCCCAACTGCGCCGCCGCGTGCTCGTGAATCGCAGCCAGTTCATAGCGGCGCTTCTGGCCCGCATGCCGGCCGCGCGTGCCCCAGACCTCGACCTCCCACGTGTACGGCCGCGTGAAGATCGACAGCAACTTGCACACGCAGTGCGCCGGTACTGGGCGCGGCGCGATCCAACGGGGCAGGGTGTCAATCATCGTGTGCATGCCGTCATTGTGTGAGCGCCGTCATCATCGTGTGCATGCCGTCATCGTGTGGCCGCCGTCATCATCGTGTGCACGCCGCCGTGGATGGTTCCGGGAGTCGGAGTCGAACCGACGACCAGCGCCTTACGAGAGCGTTGCTCTGACCTGCTGAGCTACCCCGGAGGAGTCGATAGCGCGTGTAAAGCATGCGGCAATGCACCCAAGAGGCATGTTGCGTTGCAGCATACTGCATTATGTGATACGGCGCTAGCTGGTCTGCGTGCCCGTCCCAGCGGTCAGTGCACTCGCCGAGTAGGTCTGCGTGCCGGGCAGCACGCTAGCGTAATACACGCCGGTATTGCGCGGCACGGCGTCCCCCCACACGGCGTCGTAGCCCTTCGGCAGCAGCGCGTTGCCAAGAATCACCGCGCGCGGCGCCGTTACGTTTTCGTCTGCCTGCGAAGCGGGGGCCGCTTTGGCCGCCCCCTTCACTTTCGCAGGCTCTATGCAAAAGGGCGCACGAGTACCTGCGCGCGGTTCATGTCAAGGTCGCGCGGCGCATCCTTGCCCATCATCGCGGACAGCGCCGCCGTCTGGCCGTCTTTCGCGAGCACGAACTTAGGACCAAACAGCAACTTCTCGCCGCCGACGCCGTCCTCGGCTTCCTTCTTGGTTTGCGCTTGGATGATCGCCACTTCGAATAAAGGCATGCAAATCTCCTTTGAATCATTTTATGAATAGCTATGAATAGCTCACAGCTCACGCTGGCTTACACCGGATACAGCGGCATCTCTCGCCCGTGCCACTGCTTGCGGGCCTCGTTCTCGACCTCGATCTCGATTGACCGCGCGAGCATTCCCGACTCGCGCAAATGTTTCATTCCCATCGACACGCAGTCGGTCAAGTCGTCCTTGTTGTTCTTGCGACTCGGATTGAACTGCGCGACCTCGTCGATCACCATCTCGGCCCACGCGGTGTCGGGCGCGAACACGAGGCCTTCTTGAAAGATCGGCTGCACCGCATACAGGCGCGCGGTCTTGTCCTGACTTTTCGGATCGAACATCTGCAGGCTAAATAGCTCGTTGAAATACAGGCGCCTAATCTCCTGCGCAAGCGAGATGCCGGCCGCCTTGTTCTCGATCATGACCATCGAGCATTTGAATTTGGACGCCGTGGCCGCGACCTTGCCCACCAACTGATGGAACTCTAAGCGCTCGCGCCAGGCATAGATCATCATCGCGCGCGGCGATGCGCCGACATACTGCGGATGCGTCGCAATCGATTCCCAGGACGGGCGCGACTTGCGGCCGCCGCGACCATCGTCGTCATTGCGCCCAACGATGCGCGTCACGCGCGCGGCCGTCGGCGGCGTGAAGATGCCCCACACGATCATCGCGGACGGATCGTTGTACGTCTCGGCCGTGTATGCGGTGTCCACCATCGCGCAGATGTAATCGAACGGCGGATATTCCTCCTTGTCCCACAACAGCCACCAGTCGCGCTCGATGATGCCGCCGCCTTTCGGCGCGGGGCGCTGCTGAATCTGGCCAGCGAAGACGAACTTGCCCATGCGCGCTTCCAAGCGCTTCAAACTCGACTCCGGCATTTTCTCAGGCCACAGCACCTCGCCTTCCTCGGTGCGCGGATCGCTCCAACCGATGGACGTCACGTGAGACTTGCGCCAGGATTCAAACCGTCCCGGCAGCACGAGAAAATCCCAGCCGTCGGACTCGAACTCTTGAATATGGCCCGTGAGGTCATTCTGCGCAAGGCGCTGCTGAATGATCACGATCGCGGAGAGCTGCTGATCGTTAGGGCGCGTCGGCATTGAAATGCGCCACCAATCGAGCGTCGTCTCAAGTGTTGCCTCCGACTCCATCTCGTTGGCCGCGTTTGGGTCGTCTATCACGATGCAGTTGTGGACGAGAATACCGTTAGCAAAAAAGTTGCTCTGTCCTTCAACTTGGATGTCATAGACTGGGAGCGATCGGACGCCAAGGCGCTCAACGTCGGCGACGCCAGTAACGTACCATTGTGTTGACGTCGATGACACGGAATGCAGAGCATGATCAAATTTTCGGGTCTGTTGTCCCTTGTATTTTCGTTTATATGATGCGTTTCCAACGACGATTTCTTGCGACGATCGCCACGTATCACATCCGGTGTTTTGCACACCGCACATTGCCAGCCGTCGCGTTCCAAAATGACCAAGCGCATCTCTGCAAATTGATTCGAATATTTTCCAAGCCCGCGAAACTTTGAATTTCCCGCGCCCACCATTCGCAACGAGTGCGCGGCGCTTGAACATTTGACCGAGCAATAGGCGATTCCGCAGCCCGCGTATTCCTTGCCGCAACGAACGCATATCTTGGTTTGTCGCATCGCGCGGCGCTGCATCGCTCGTGCTTTTGCGGCAGATTCTTTGCAAGGATCGCCGCAGTAGCGCGAACCGTTCCTCGCCAACACGGATCGGCACCATCCGCAGAATTTCGGATTGAAGTTCTTGATCGCGTGGTGCGCCGAACAGCATTTCTTTGAGCAGTACGCGTCGCGACTGCGTTGCTTGAGCGCTTTGCGCACCGCATACAGATGCTTCTGCGTCGGCTTGCCGCACCGGTCGCAGAGGAGATGCAACATTGTTGCGGACTGCCCCGTGTGACATGGCATCTGCGATAAGTAGCCGGTCTCCTTGCCCCAACTCACCAGCGCTGATAAATCCTCGCCCCGGCGAGTAGATAGGATGATCGACAGTACAGGTGATGGAATGTCCCGAAGCCGCGTGAATTGCGCAGATTTCATCGGATGTCCTTTTGGCCGTTGCGACGACACGCGACGACACGATGCGGTCAGTGGCGACATCAAACGCAAGCACGGTCTGCCCGGCCACGAGTGATTCAATCGGGACATCGCCGGTCGGTGTCGATACCAAGGTGCCAGCGACGAAACAGTTGCCGCCTTCTCCCGTCACCCGGCCGCCGATGGACGTGATCAGCCGCTCACCACCCTGATCGTTCGTGAAGCGGCCCTTGGTGTTCTGATCGGGCGCCAACGTGAACCGATCGCCCCAGAGCTGCTGATACCAGGCCGACTCAATCAGCCGCCGGCAGCGCACCGAGTCGCGACGCGAGAGATCATCGCCATAGCTTGCAAAGAGAAACGGCACGCCGGGACCCGAGGTGTGAGTGCGCTGCTGCTGCGCCCAGGTCCAGGCCGGAAACGCCACCGACGTCAAGATCGACTTGCAGTGCCGAGGCGGCACGTTGATCACCAAGCGCTTGATCTGACCGGATACCACCGCTTCCAAGTGCTCGGAGATCGCCTCCAAATGCCACCCGGGCGCGAACGGCGCGGGATCGATGTACTTCCAGCCGTGACGCACGAACTGATATAGCGACTCCTCGCAATCCGCGCGATCCAAATCCAATAATTGCGCCGCCGTATCGACGCGCTTCGGGACGGCCTTGCTCACCGCCGCCGTATTGGCGCGCCTAGCCACCGCTGTCGGCGTGATCGGATTGCAGCGCCGCCATCTCCATCATCAGCGCGCGCAGCTGATCGCGTTTCTCGGGACTCAATTTCGACGAATCAATGACAGGTGCGTTGTTCGCCGGGCGCTGATCGGCGACTTTGAGCACGCTCGTGCGCGTCCAGCCGGCGCGCGTCTCGCACCAGAACTTCGCCGCCTCGAACGCTTTCGGATGATCCCGATCGGTCGCGATCTCGTGAATCATTTTCGCAGCCATGTAGTTGTACGCCGGCACCGCGCGATCGAGTTCGTTCCAGTACAACTCGCGCAGCGTGCCCACCGGGATGTGGATCATGGTGGCGATCTCCGCTTCCGGCGTGCCGAGGCCGTGCAACTGCATGACCATCTCGCGCGAGTCGGGCGTCGGCACGTGGTCCTGGCCGATGTTCACGCCCTTCAGGATCGTGCGCAGGCGCGTATCGCCCCGCAGCAGCGCGTGATTGATGCGAAGCTCCAAGCGCCGCTGCTTCTGGTCGGCGTAGCGCTTGCGATCCTCGGGCGTGCGCACCCGAGTCTTGCGAGGCCTGCCCGGTTTTGGCGCCGATGAGTCCGTCGGCTTGCCTGCGTCGATCACAACCCAGTCAAGCCTCGCGCGCGGCACTCCTTGCGATACCAGTCGTTGTAGGCGTGGCGGTCGGTCGGGGCGCCGTACTGCGCCAAGCCATCGTCGATGGCCGCGCGGGAGCCGCGCATGACGAGACGTGACACGCCGTCCGGCGCATACCAACTAGATGCAACTATGAACGCAGGCGCAGCCGTGGGCTGCCATGTCAACGCGCCATATTGGTACGCCTCGCGCTCCTCCTGCTCACGGGTCGTCGTGCGCTCCCACAGCGAGAGCATCTCGGTGTGCGCGTCGTACGTGAAGCGGCCGGCGGCGATCTCATCGCGCCAGGGCTCAATCTCGGACAGCGGCACCAGCATGCGCGCATGGGGCGCAAGCCAGCCGCCGCGAGGCGGCAGGAAATACGTGCGCATGCCGCTACCTCGGGCGTGCTCTGCGGCCATGGCCGCCGGGACCAGCAGCGCGCTGCCTAGCAAGGTCAGGAATCCGCGCCGAGACGTCTTCGAAGCCATGGTGCACCGCAGCAGTGGGATGGCCCGAGTATGTCAGAAATCGCTGACGGCGCAACCTCCGGGTGGATGACGGCGCAACTGGCGGGGGTCCGACAGCACGCTGCCGAGCCTCCGACGCCGCACCGGCCGCCCGTCCGACACGCGATCGGGACCGCCTGGGCTATCGTGCTGCAATGCCCGCGACCGTCAATCCGTCCACCGTCATCACGGCCGCCACCGCCGCCCGCATCCAGTACGACGCGCTGCGACGGGGCGAATTACCGATCTGGACGGTTTATGAGCGGCCTTCGGACCACCCCGCCCTCTACGTCGCCCGGCCGTTCATCGCCGGCCAGGGAGCTTTACCGTTGCATTTAGAGGGTCGTTCGCTCAACCACGTGCGTGAGCAGCTGCCGGAGGGGCTGTATAGACAGCCCAGGCAGCCGGGGGATGATCCGGTGATCGTCGAGGTGTGGTTCTAGGCTATGGGCGTCGCGCTGCTCCTCATCGCCGTCCTGATCCTGCTGATCCCGTTTGAGGGGCGCGGCTGCTTGCTGCTCGGTATAGGCATCGTGCTGCTGATGGCGCTGCTGTGACGGGCGAAGAAGCCGCCGGGTAGGGGATGGGACCCGGAAGGGACCCGTGACTAGGGTACCCGTTCGCGGTAACCCTACCACCGCCTGCATAGGGACCCGACCACCCCTAGCGGCAACCCTACCACCCCTTGGCCCTAACCCTACCACCCCCTTTGTAGGGACCCGCGCATTGACACCACCCCTGAAAAACGGGACCCATTTTTATAGAAAAGTCAATAGGGGTGCCCGCCTGGTGGATGGGACCCGAGCATATGACAGGTGCGCGCACAGTACCGGTACCGCGAGGACCCGAACGGCCAGGAAGGGGGGTACCCCGGGGCGAGCCTGCTAATCGTTAGTCAGCTAATCATTAGCCCGTCGGTCGCATTTAACATACTGGGGATTACGCGTAGGATGCGGCGCAGCATCGTTTAAAATCAATGCCTTGCGAGCGTTATTGCGCAGCTGAAGGGCGCGCAAAACGCCGACTGTTCTAAATGCGACATTCAATGCCGTCGAAATATCGTCTGTAAGCTCTTGATGGTACTAATGCTACCCGTCCTGCTACCCGTTAACCCATTGATGTTACTAATGGGACCTGTGTGACCCTGTTCGCCAAATATTAAGAGAGAGTGATATATCTCGGTATCTGACGCTGCTAAAAACATACAACACTCCTATACCTTTACAATTTATTGAATAAACGAGTCCCATTAGTCCCATCAACAACTTAACGGGTAGCAATACGGGTATCAGGACGGGTAGCAAATCCCGAAAACGGGTAGCATTTTCGGTCACGGTTGTGGCTTTTTCGCAACAATCGCTCGAATTGCTAACCAAATCGACGGCCTTAAACGGCCTTTTTGGGCAGTCCAACGGGACACCGTACGGGTACTCACGCCCAAATTTCGGGCAAGCTCGGCCTGGCTTATGCCGGCGTCGGCTAGGAGCGCGCGCAGCTGCGCGGCGTCGGTCATTGTCAACGTATCCTCGTCCATGTAGACATTCTGTCCATATCCAGCCGCGTCCGGAAAACATTAAATTTTCGTAATCTACTTGATTGATGCACTGCACATAGACAAATTGTCTATGCCTGAATACACAAACCTAGGAGCCGATCACATGAAACTGACTGAACCGCAGCGCTGGATGATCATCCAAGCGCTACACATCGCGGCCGAATGCTATGCGGATGACTCGCGCGAGAATACTGACGCGGGCGATCCGCGCACGGCCGCGCAATTCTTGCGACAGCGCGATGAGGCGCTTGCACTGGCGGACGCGATTGAAGAGGCGGATGAGGTGACGCCATGACTCTCGCACTCGACCTATTCGCCATGGGAGCCGCACTCATCGCGGCCGTCATTTCTCTTTCCTCAGAATATTAGTATCGTTAATCAACTGTCATTCGAAGGAGCAACCGACATGTCTAAATTCGACCTATACCAAACCGTCACCGACCGCGTCATAGCGTTAATGTCAGAGCATGGCGCGAACTGGGTTAACCCGTTCAACAAGCGCGCGGGCGCCTACGTGCCGCAAAATCCGATCACTGGCAAAGCCTACCAAGGGCTCAACACATTCTTGCTTGCGACAACGTCATTCCCGCTGTCCTACTGGGCAGGCTTTGGCCAGTGGCATTCCAAGGGCTGCCACGTCAAGCGCGGATCGAAGTCAACCATGATCGTGTACTGGAAGATTCTGGAACGCGCGACCGTGATTGATGGCCAGTCGGTGATCGCCAAGCGTCCGCTACTGCGCTACCTTAACGTATTCAACGTGGATCAAGTCGAAGGCGCTTATGCGGACGCACTGCGCGCGCGAGTCTCGCAGCCCGCAGCGGCGCCCGTAGTCGTTGATACGGTCGCTGTCGCGGACGCGTTCGTGGCAGCCACGGGCGCGCGCATCGAGCATAGCGCCGAGCCGTCCGCGTACTATCGGCCGTCCGCGGACATGATCCACATGCCCGAGCGTGCGCAGTTTGTCGCGACCGCGACCAGCACGGCCACGGAAGCGTATTACGGCACGTTGCTTCATGAATTGACGCATTGGGCGGGACATGAATCGCGATGCAATCGCGCGCTCTTGAATCGCTTTGGCAGCGAGGCGTATGCATTCGAAGAGTTGGTAGCGGAGCTTGGCGCCGCGATGCTATGCGCGCAGTTAGGAATCAGTGTCGAGCCGCGCGCGGACCATGCGCAGTATTTGAACAACTGGCTGAAGGTGCTGCGCTCCGATAACGGCGCAATCATCAAGGCCGCGACCTTGGCTAAGCAATCATCGGCGTGGCTGTCGGCAAAATCGGGCATCGCCGAGCCCGTAGACGCCGACAGTGAGGAGCACAGCGCGAAGGCCGCCTAGTGAGCGTGTAGCGATGTTGCGCACCAGGGACGGCGCGCAATTCGGTACACACTCACTCACACATAGGAGCACAGACGATGAAAGCATATCGAGCCTACAGCAAACATGGCGCCAACGTCGCGGACAGCGCACGCGCGGCCGCCCTGGCGCATTTCGACCGTTTCCCGAGCGCGCGTAAATGCGCCGTCACATCGGGCACTGTGGACGGTGACATTTTCACCGTCGTTTACGGTCGCGCAAGTCTCGGTCACTGGCCAGAATCATGGAAGGACGTGACGCGCAAGACGGCGCACACGCTGCCGGATGCGGCCGACGATGCGAGATTGGCCGAGGCGCATGCGAAGCGTAATGCATTGGAGCGCACGCTGCGCGACACGCCGGCGTCTGACGATGCATCGCCAATCATCGGCATGCTTGGCGACCTTAACGTGGCCATCGCCGACATGGAACGGAGCCGAGGAAGTCGCAAGTAGGCGTGGCATAGCCTTGCCTGGAATTATTAACGCTGCTTATAGGAGTGATCACTATGTTGAAATCTGAAGCCGCTCGCATCGTCGGCGGCCTATCCCGCACCTCAAAACTACCCGGACCGTCATTCGGCCTATCCGCATATGACTGCAAAACTGGCGGAAAGCTTGCGCGCGTGCCTGGCAGCGTGTGCGCGTCGTGCTATGCGCGCAAAGGTCAATACTCGTTCCGCAATGTGCGCGAGGCGCATGCTAGGCGTCTGGCGCTACTGGCCACGGCATTGGCCGACGATGCTGCGCGCGTTAGGTGGATTGACGCCATGGCGACCTTGCTCAATGGTGTCACACATTTCCGCTGGCACGATTCCGGGGACCTACAATCGGCCGCGCATTTTTGCCTCATTGCTGACGTGTGTCGCGCGACGCCAAACACGCGGCATTGGCTGCCCACGAAAGAGCCGCGTTTCGTTGATTTGGAAGCGATCCCGGAGAATCTCGTTGTGCGCGTATCGGCGCCTATGGTCGATTCTGACGGGCCGACGGGATACCCTCACGTATCGGCCGTGCATACGTCATTCGCGGTTCCTGGCGCGTTTACGTGCCGAGCGCCAAGCCACGGTGGCGAGTGTCGCGACTGTCGCGCATGCTGGGATCCGCGCGTACGGTGCGTGAGTTATGCTAAGCACTGACGCGCGCGCCATGAGTGCATAGCCCTGTAGCGGCTCGCGATCCGGGCCGCTACGGGCTGCGCATTGCAGCGATAGGAGGTATTGACGATGGAACATACTGAAGGACCCTGGATTGCTGGCGAACCGTTCGCGATCAAGCATGCGGGCTATGACGTGCTTGCCATTCCGGTCAGCGGCTCCGGGGCTGCCATTGCCAGCGTGTGGGCGGGAACTCCGCGCTCTGCGTCTGTCGGGCTGCAATCGGACGGGCCGGCTAATGCGCGGCTCATTGCCGCGGCGCCAACGATGGCAGCGGCGCTCCGCGCGATTCACGGCTACGCGTCCGGGATGACGCCAGCCGCGGACGCGGTTACCGCATTGCTTGAGATTGAAGGCTACGCGCGCAACGCACTGGCGCAGCTGTAGGCGCGTCCGCTCCGCATCCAATCGCGGCGCAGCCCCCTTGCAGCTGCGCCGCATCTCTCCCGCCGCGATTGTTGCACCGCGACATACCATAATCTGGCGCGCGATCGCCCGCGATCCGTGGGGAGGATCGTGGGGAGGATCGTGGGGAGGATCGTGGGGAGGATCGTGGGGAAAACCGTGGGGAACACCGATTTGCCCCTGGGGAAGGCGCTTAAAAATCTGAACCGACTCGTGGGGACCATTGATCTGCCCGTGGGGAGGACCGTGGAGAGCGCCTCAGTCTGAATTGAGGCGGCTGATGGTCAGGACCAAACCGCCAACGAGTGCGCCTGTGAATGCCCATGGGCGCACGCTCCAAAGGGGATCAAATAGCCAGAGACTTTCAACCCAATATGAGAACAATGCGGCCCCTTCGGCGCCTTGTGACGCCGCGTGTACGAAATAACCGATCAAAACGCCGGCCACAGCGCCGATGACAATTGATAAAACCAGCGCCAGTTGATGTCGTCGTTGCCAATGGAGAGGATGCATATGCCGCGATCATAGAGTGAATCTACTGATTTGCCCATGGGGAGGGCGCGCGAAAATCTGAACCTCTCAGTGTACGGCGTGCCTTGCAAGACCGATCAAAAGTAAACCCTCGGTCATCACCACTCCCAATCCGAATCCAATCAATAGCCAGTTGCGCCGACGTGTCCACCAGCCAACGACCACCAACATAGAGCCAAACACAAAAATAAAAACCGTACCCGAGTTCATGTTGTGCCTTACGATTTGCCCGTGGGGAGGTGCCGTGAAAAGCTGAGCCCATGATATCAATCGCGGCGTTTGCGTTCCCATTGCCTTATTTGATCAACGCCGATCCGGCGGTTGACTTTGGTGAAGCCATTCTTTTTTAGGATTTTTCCGATTCGTCGTTGAGAGTGCATATCCATTTGTTGCATTTTAAATCCGAGCTGGTCGGCCATAAGGTCTGGGATACGAACCACATCACGGTGACGAAGATAGTCTGCAAGCACATCATCCCATGGATCCGAATCCCACCGCTCGGCTTGCTCCCGCTCTGCGGCAGACGACGGCACATTCCACCAAGGTTCGCCCGATTCGTATCGCACTAACGCTTCGGCGAATAGCCGGTCGCGATATCTTTCAATCCACGCGACGTCTATGTCGCCGCAACGCACCGGCCAAAAACGCCGCGCACCGGTTTCGTCCGTATTCCAATCATCGCGGTTGGTGGTCCCGGAAAACACGCCTTGCCGTGGATGGTCACGCGACACGCTATCATACGGATTTCGATATCGATCGACAGTAGTGGTAATGATCCCCTTGATTCTTTCGATGTCGGCGGTTTTGAAAGCCCCGAGTTCGGAAATTTCGCACAGCATTTTCCCCGCGAGCGATATCATGAAATCCTTGCTCATGATTGAGTCATGAACTTCTGCAAAATACTTGCCCCCTAAAATCCGCAACGCTTTAGTTTTACCGTTTCCCTGACTTCCCTCGAATACCGGCATGCAATCGACTTGGCAACCGGGTTGCATGATGCGCGCGACCATCCCGATCATAAAACAACGCCCAACCGATTCCGTATACTCATTGCGATCGGCCCCGAATCCGATGGGGACCAGATCCTTTAATCGCGAAACATTGTCCCAATGAACCGAATTGATCCAATCGCGGACCGGGTTGCGTTTACGCTGAAATGCATAAACTAAAACCCCATCTCGGACGACGTGCGTCTTGATGTCGTTCATTTCCATGTGCTGTTGCAGCCACGTCGCGAGTTCAATCGTCATCGTATCTGTCCACTCGCGCTCACCCAACATGACACGTTGACTAAATTCGTCATAATAGATGTCAAACTCGTCACCCAAATCAAATCGGGCGGCAAGCGCACGCGTCACGTTGTAGTGATTGCTATGCGGGGTTCCATTTGCTCGGAGGCTGAACGCATACCGCTGCCGGATCTCCTGCAGGCTGCCCGGCAGAGCCGGCCCGTCGATGACGACTGCGCCCGGTTTCGGCGTGGTTTGGAGCACTTCTGCCTTCGGGGGAGGCTGCGGCTTCACGTCGTCCAAATCCACCGTCACGACGTGGGAGGCGGCGTAGGAGACGACATCGTCGGTAGGCTGGGCATCGGCCAGGTCCCAGGCCTCGGGCCAGCCTGAGGGGTCTACGATCGACACGGTGGCTTTATTGCGTACCAGGATCTCTCCGATCCGGGTGGCGGCTTTGCGGCCGGGTTCGTCGTTATCCGGCCAGATCGTGACGTTGCGGCCCTGCAGGGGCGTCCAGTCGACCGTCGCGATGGCATTGGCGCCGCCGGCCCAGGTCATCGCGATCAAGTTGGGGAAAAGCCGCTGCGCGGCGTCGCAGGTACGCTCGCCCTCGACCAGGAGTACCGGGGCCTCGGACGGCGGCAGGTTGTGCAGGTTGTAAAGCGGCCGTGGCTTGGTGTATGACTCGCGCGCCCAGGCCCCC